CTAGATCACTTTTGTGTATGTATAAAAATTTGCGTTTTGGTCCTCTTTTCAAAAGATGTCAGAAATTAGTTATTTATTTAACAGCTTTTTCTATTTTCACACCGTTAGGTTGTGATTTGAAGACTTTAGGATATTCTCAGTTAGAAGCTGAAGTTGTTAAACGTAAAGTTTGGAAATCTGATGAAGCTATTTTTCATATTTTAGAGACATTACAATTTATATGTGAGCGTGGTTATTCCTGTTTTAAAACAGGGAGTATCGATGCTTTATTTCATTCAGGATCATCTTATGATGTTTTTTATTGTGATTATCAAAAAATTAAAAAATGGCATCCTCTTATTGGTCATCAACATTTGATGGACCTTGAAAAGATTACTGAACATGCTTTTTTGGCTTTATTGGATTCTTGTATAGAAAGAGGTGAATCCATTAATAAATATATTAAAAATGATAGTGTAGATAGGAAGATAGTTCAGTCAGCAATGAATGAACTTTATATGATTAGATGTCATCATCTTAATATTAAGAATGCATTGCAGGATAGACAAGCTCCATTTCCAATTTTACTTTATGGGGATTCAGGTATAGGTAAAACTACGCTTACGAATCTTTTATATTGTCATTTTGGAAAACGACGGAATCAACCCGTTGGGGATGAGTATAAGTATGTAAAAAATCCTGTTGCCAAATATTGGGATAATTTTCGTAGTAATATGTGGTGTGTTGTATTGGATGATATAGCTTTTATGCGACCAAATATCGCTCAGGCTGGTGGTGATAAAACTTGTATGGAAATGTTACAAATTGTTAATAATGTTCCTTTTGTTCCAGATCAAGCATCTTTAGAGCTCAAAGGTAAAATGCCTTTGAAGTGTGAATTAGTTATAGGTACTACTAATACGCCGCATTTAAATGCGTTGTATTATTTTGCATGTCCTTCTGCGGTTCAGAGAAGATTTCCTTATATTTTAGATGTTAAGGTTAAACGTGAGTATTTGAATGAAGCTAATATGTTAGATTCTAGTAAAGTCCCTGCTAATTTGGATTCTTATCCAGATTATTGGGACTGGACTGTTAAGAAGATTCTGCCTCAAACTACACGTGCGACTTTTCAAACGTTAGCTGATACTCAAATAATTTTGGATAATGTGTCCTTAAGAGAGTTTTTGATTTGGTATAATTCTGCTATTGATGAACATTTCTCTAATCAAGAGAAAAGTTCTGATTCAGTGGAAAATATTAAAAGTGTTACTCTTTGTGATTTGTGTTGCCTTCCCAAAAATTTATGTTCCTGTGAATTGCAGGCCATGGATGATTTGGAAAGTTACGTATGTTTATATTTTGCTTTTGCATGTTATATATTTTTACAGTCTATTTATTATAGATATTTTACGTTTTTTGGGAGATATCAACGTATTGTAAATGTGTGTGTAAAGCCAGTTTTCTTTTCTTGGTTTTGGACTAAGGTTTACTTAGCGAAAGTATTTCCAAATTTTATTTTGAGAAGAATTAATTCTTATTCGTATTGGTTAGAATTTCATTATGAATCCTATATTCGGAAAAATGCTAGAGCATATTGGAAACTTTTAGGAGCTAAAGCCGCTTATACTATAGCGCAACCGCGCTTTTTGTGTAATGCAGTTTTAGTGATTACTGGTCTTATGTGTGCTTATAGATTATTGAAACCATCGAAAGATAGTTTTGAAGAATTTGCTAATGATGAAGAAGAAAAAATTATTAGTGGTAATTATATTTATAGCAGTAGAAGAGTTACCGATGTAGATCTCCAAGTGAATGAAGGTAAAGTCCCTGAACCAAAGAAGGAAGAACCATTGAATGTTTGGTATAATGATAATTTTGAATTACACCAGATGGATATGGGAAATCTATCTTTGGGATGGAATCAGCTTTCTGATGAAGATTGCCATAAGAAACTTGCATTTAATTGTGTATATTTGTATATGAAAATATGTGAAGGTAAGTGTAGGCGTACTGCCGCAGTTTGTGTTAGTG